TCGACCTGCCACCGCTCGACACCGACTTAGGCGGACAGGTCCTCGCGGCGATCGCCCGACAACAGGCCGCCAGTTTCGTTGTCATCGACACCATGGCGAGTGTCGTCCAGGGCGACGAAAACCAAGCCGACACGTACCGCGGGTTCTGGCGGCACACGGGGAAACGTCTCAAGGCTGCCGGGATCACCGTGCTCCGCCTCGACCACGCAGGGAAGGATCTGACGAAAGGGCAGCGCGGGTCGTCATCGAAAAACGACGACCTAGACGTGGTATTTCGTATGATTCCAAACGGGAACCACTTGGTGTTGACGAAGACCAAAACAAGGGTTCCCTACGTCCGGAACCAGGTCACGCTCCGAAAAGACGAAGAACCGTTCCTCAGGCACGTACATCTCGCCGACGATGAGAGCTGGCCGGCAGGCACAGCCGACTGCGCAAAAGACCTAGACGAGCTAAAAGTGCTGGTAGACGCCCCAACCCGCCAAGCCCAACAGGCGTTACGGGCCACCCAGAAAGGCCGTCGGCGCGAGGTTGTCGTCGCCGCGCAGAAGTACCGCCAACAGTCCCGGCGTGGTTCCGGAACCACTCGGGAACCACGGGAACCAGTCGGTTCCGGGCTAAACGGGAACCACAACAACCCTATAAGGGTTGTGGTTCCCAAGCCCCAACTCGGATCCGACCAATGAGCAACGGTCGCCCCTTCCGAACCCGACCATACCGGCCACGCACAGTGACACCGTTGGTGTCAATGAGCAGCGGCGTGGATCGCGTCGAACACCTGCGCCAACACCTGATCGCCATCGGCTGCACCTGCGACGAGGTCGAACTACGCCCGTGGGTCGACCAGGACGGACTCGACCACATCAGCATCAGCCACGACTCTGGCTGCCCGATACTTCGCAAGATGAACGCAGCGAACCAATGACCGATCCCCATCGAGACATCATCATCGAAGACGATGGCACGACCGTCGAGCTCGTCGACGTCACCGGCTACGACTGCGGCTGCGTCATCACCGTTCGCCCCGATGGGAGCTGGATCGACTCAGGTTGCTTCAGGCACAAGCCCCACACATCGTGGGACCAGCAATGAGACGACTACCTCGCCGTTGCTTGCGCTGTGGACGAATCTTCACCCGACAAGGATCTCTCTGCAGCCTTTGCGGCACAACCAAGAAGCGCGGGTATGGCCACGACTGGCAACAGGTACGACTCACAGTCCTTCAACGCGACCACTACCAATGCCAGATCCGCCGGCAAGGATGCATCGGCGTAGCAACCACAGTCGACCACATCCAACCCTTGAGCCGTGGTGGCAAGCGGCTCGACCCTGCCAACCTCCAGGCCGCCTGCCTGGTCTGCAACTCGGGCAAAGGCAACCGGCCCTGAACCGAACCCTGGGCCGAAACCACCAGACCGACCCGGCCAACACCACCAGAGCCCCGAAGTCTCCGGACAGCCTCAAATCCCTCCCGCCCCCACCACGAACCTTTTGCAGGGAGGTAGGCAGATAAACACGCCCGGCCGGCCGTCGAACCTTCGATGGCGTTTCCGGGGATTGTCAAGGGAACTGGCGAGTACATACCGGACAGTCCCCACACGGGGAAGGCCGCACTAGCAATCCACCGCCAGCGCAATCCGTACACATTGATCGTCACGCATCATCATCAGCCGGTAGGGCCGGGCAGGAAGTTTTGGATTCGGTAATCAGGAGACCCGCATAGCCAACTTGTCGTTTGAACGCGTTTGCCGGATTTTTTACGGGATGGACGGAATGCCTTGAAAGGAGGGCGACCACATGAACAAAGATGACAAGCGTCGTCGACGCGACCAAGAGCAGGAACTCCGAGACGCCTTCAAGCTCGTTGGTGCGGCCGCCGGCGTGGCGGTTGACGCCTTCCACGACCGTTCCGGTCTTCCCGACGACATCAGCAAGGCAGTGGAAGTCCTCGAGGACGGTTTGGGCGCCGTCGACGATGTTCTGATGCCTCGAGCGTTCTGTTTGCTGCAACCAACCCACGCGGCGGTCCTGTCGCGGGAGCGTTGGATGACCTCGCAGCGCAGTTTCGCGTGCCGGGACTTGGCCCAAGCGTGGGAAGACTACGTGCGACTCGTTCGGGAGCACAGCTAGAGATGCCAGGACCGTTACCCAAACCGGCTCCGAAACGGGTTCGTAGAGCCACGAAAACGGTCGGATTCGTCCAAAAAGTGGGCAGGGAATCTCCCGAACCGTCGAAAAGATGGCTGAAAACCACGAGGGACGCCTGGGTCGTCCTGTGGGATCACAACCTGACCGGTGCGTACGAGCCTACGGACCTGCCGGCGTTGCGCCGGCTGTTCGATCTGCGGGATCAGCGGGCCAGGTTCGAGCGGGCGGTCGCCTCGAGGCCGCTCGTGGAGGGTTCACAAGGCCAGCAGGTCTTGAATCCCTTAGCTCGGCAGGTCAGCGCCCTGGACGGCGAAATACGGGCGCTAGAGGACCGTTTTGGGCTCACGCCCGCTGCTCGCTTGCGGTTGGGGATCACGCTCGGGGAGGCGGCGAAGACCTTGGCCGATCTCCAGCGGGGTTTGGGCGACCTCGAGGTCGATGACGGAGGGCAGTTCGATGTCGGCTGAACCATTGTCGGCGCCGCCGCTGGTCGGCGACCCGAAGACGGACCCCAGGTACGCGGAGGGCAGGCGGGTGGTCCGCTGGATCCAGGCGCACTGCCGTTACGGGTTGGGCGACAAGTTCGGCCAGCCGGTCCGCCTCGAACCATTCCAGGTGTCGCTCATCCTCCGGCTGTACGAGCTGACCGAAGATGGCCGCCGCCGCTACCGGCGGGCCTATATCGAGGTCCCGAAAGGCAACGGCAAGACCCCTTTGGCGTCGTGGGTGGCCGCTTACGAGCTGGTGAACCGGCCGGCGGCGTCGATCCCTGTCGCGGCCGCCTCCTATGACCAGGCCGGGTTGTTGTATGACGACCTGAGGGCGTGTGTGACCGAATCGCCGTCCCTGGTTGCCGTGCTCGAGCCGATGGAAGCCGAAATCCAGGTCAAGAACGGACCCGGCCGGGCGTTCCGTGTAGCCGCCGTCGCGGGGACGAACGACGGGTTGCGGCCGACGGCGTTCCTGGCCGACGAGCTCCACGAATGGGTCGGGAACAAGGAACGGACCCATCTGGTCATCGAGAACGGGTGCGCCAAACGCCACGACAGCTTCTCGCTGTCGATCAGCACTCCCGGCTGGGATCCCGAGACGCTTGCGGGCCGGTTGCACGATTACGGGCTGCGGGTCAACTCGGGAGATGTCGATGACCCGAGGTTCCTGTTCGTATGGTACGGGTGCCCGGCCGACAGGTACGACCTCGACGACCTCGACGGGTTACGTAACGCGATTCGTGACGCGAACCCGGCCGCCGACTCGTTTCTCGACGTCGAGGCGGTCGCTGCCAGGTTCCATCAGATACCCCGCTTCGAGTTCGAGAGATACCACCTGGCCCAATGGACCGCCGCGGCGGAGATGTGGCTGCCGCCAGGCGCCTGGGATGGGTGTGTGGACGCCTCAAGGACGATCCCGGACGGATCCAAGGTGGCGTTGGCGTTCGACGGGTCGTACAACAACGACTCGACGGCGATCGTCGTCTGCTCGATCGACGAAAAACCCCATTTGGATGTCGTCGAATGCTGGCAGCACGACGGCACCGGCGACTGGACGGTACCGATCGCCGACGTCGAAGAAACACTCCGCCAGGCGTGCACCCGCTGGAATGTGCGGGAGATCGCCGCCGACCCGTTCCGCTGGGCTCGGAGCCTGCAACTGCTCGCCGCGGAAAGGCTGTCGGTCGTCGAGTTCCCGCAGAACCCGTCCAGGATGACCCCGGCCACCCAGCGGTTCTATGAGGCGGTCGTCAACCAAACGATCACCCATTCCGGCGATCGGCGTCTAGCCCGCCATCTGGCGAACGCCGTCCTCAAGGTCGATGCCCGCGGCAGCCGGCTCACCAAGGTGAGCAAGACGTCGGAACGCAAGATCGACCTGGCCGTCGCCGCGGTGATGGCGCTCGACACGGCCGCCCGGTTCCGACCGAAAACGGTCCGGGTGTTCAACATCGGCCACGTCCGCGGCGACGCCGACGCCGACCGCCAGGCATGGCTCGATCTGGGTCTCACCGAACAAGACCTCGCAGACACGAACCCGTGGAGGGAAATCACGCGTGCCCGAACCGACACCACCTAAACGCAGACGTGGCCGGCACCACGCCCATGCCCGAAAGGCCGGGCCGGCACGCCGCGAGCCACGGAAAAGGCGGCGGCGTGAGGCGGCCAAACGGCGCCGCGAACAGCAGGAGATCTCGGGCTGAACGCCCAGAAACCGGGCACCAAGCCCACAACACAACAGAAGAAGAAAGAGGTTACAGCTATGCCTAAGACCGAAACGGCCGCTCCCAAGAACGGGAAGGTCGCCCGTATCAAATCCGAGGCGCTCACGTACGAGAAGCACAATCTCGACCGGTCCTTTTTTCGGGACCTTTACAACGCGAACGTTCGCGGATACCCGGACGCCCGAGCACGGCTGGAACGCCACCAGCGGGAGATGGACATCGAACTTCGTCTCGTCAATACCACGCTTGGGACTGGTGGCGAATTTAGCCCGCCGAAATGGTACATCGATGACGCGCACGTCCGTCTGGCGGCTCGTGCCGGCAGGACGTTCGCCGACCTGTTGAACTCTGAGGTCCTGCCAGCCGGCATCGCGTCGGTGCATGTCCCCAAGTTCGTGGTTGGTGCTTCCGACACCGTCCAGCCGTCCCAAGACACCCCTGAGGCCGAGCAGGACGAGACCTCGTCCGATGTCGGCCAAGGGCAGGTCGTGACCCTCGCCGGGGAAGTGGTCGTCAGCCAGCAGCTTCTCGATATGAGCCCGTTCGGTTTCGACCGGTGGTGCCTTATGGATCTGCACGCCGACTACAACGCCCAGCTGGAAGGCCAGCTGATCAACGGGACCGGGATCGCGGGCCAGGTGCTCGGTATCGCGAACTTCCCGATCCCCGCGGCGAACACGGTGTCCGGGTCGGGTGCTAACACGATCGCGTTGGTGTGGCCTCTGCTCGGCCAGGCGATCGCCGCTGTCACGAACGGCCGCCTGTTACAGCCGGAAGTGTGTCTGATGGCCGGTCGTCGTTGGGCGTGGATCGCCTCGAGCGTCGACTCGCAATCCCGTCCGATTGACACTCCTCGTAACCCGACCGCTTCCGACTATCCGAAGGCGGGCGGGTATCCGTCGATCGGGCTGATCGACGGTATCCCCACCTACCTGTCGGGTGCGATCACTGCCGGCACCAGCGCCGACAACATCTATTTTGTGCGGCCGTCCGACATGGTCTTGTACGAGTCGGTTGAGCGGTTCGCGGCGACACCGAACCCCGTCTCGGGCGCGCTGCAAGTCAGACTCGCTTTACGCCGGTACGTCAGTTTCGCCGGGAACGTTTACGGCTCGGGTTTGGGTGTCGTGTCCGCCCTGCCACGGCCTTCGAACTTCTAAAGGAGCGGAGATGAGTCAAGCATTCGCGGCGTCGAGCGTCTTCCCCAGCCCTGGTCGGGCTGGGGGTAGCCCGTTCGACCCGGACCGGTATCGTGCCGGTCCGGTCGACCCGCGGGACATCGAACAGCAGATAGAGGCAATCCAAGCCGAGATAGCCGAGGCGCACCGTGTGCGCCTGGTCGGCAAACGAGCCAACCAGAAGGCGATACCCGAGTTGAAAGCCCTGATCGCCGAGTTCCGCAAAGAACTAGCCGAGTCCCGGAAGGAGTGGGCTGTCCGTCTGAAAGCGTTGGACGCGGTGTGGACGGCTAAGACGGTCGATTTCACCCACGAGCTCGAAGCGTGGCGGGCGTTGGACCGGGTCCGCGTCGCGATACGGGTCCGCACCGCGGACATTCAGAACGTCGAGCGGCAGCTAGCGGAGGCGGAAGAACGGTTACCCACCTTCGACGTGCCTACCCCGCTCGAGGTTGCCGGTCAGGAACAGCTGGCGTACTGGCAGGCCCGCTTGCACGACGCCCGTGCCCAGTTCCCGCAGGTCCGTCCCCGGCGGGTCATGCACTGGCTTGGTGCGTCATGAGCCGCCAGGACGACAACACCGTCCGGGTCGAACAGCGCGACGGCTGGGACCCGAGGTCGGGTTACTGGGCATGCGAGACCCGTATCGTCAAACGCCTTCGCCGCAAGCCGGACCTGGACACGTTCAAAGCGATCGCGTTTCTCCTCAGATTGAAGGGCGAGAAGCGGTACGCCGACATCAGCGAGTTCCTCGGGTAACGCCGCCGCGCCGGCCGTATTCGGCTTCGGCCGTGCTGCGCGAAAGAGCCCCGGACCGGTTTTCTCCTTTCGGGCCGGTCCGGGCTCAGGTCTTGGACGAGGGATCACGTCCCCCTGGTCCAGGAAAAAACGCCACTGGGGGTCCCGAACACGCCCCCGTATGCCCGCCCCAGGTTTGTAGCCTCCCTGGGGCGGGCATACGG